GCCTCTTGCTTCGTGAGCAGTCGTTGGCGTTCGTCCTGCGCCTGCTTCTCATCGAGGAGCTGTAACTCTACCGCACGTTGCTTGCGCTCTGCCACCTCGTGCTGGGCGTTCTTCTTGGCTGTGCTTCCACCACCTGCTCCCCCGCCCTTCTTCGGCTTGAGGCTGTTCCCAGTGAGCGTTTCGTAGGTCTTGGCATACTCCTCCTGCTGCTTCTTAAGCCCTTCGATAGTCTTAGCCTCCTCGCCAGCTCTTATACTGGCATCCTTGCCCGCACGTATCTTGGCGATTTGCTCGCTGGCACGCTTGTACCCTTCCGCCGCCTTCTTCGCAGCTTCGGCTACATTGCCCTGTGCTTTCTCCGCCTGGGAGGCGGACACCTCGATGTCCCCGTATAGGGCGTTGATCTCCTTGATGCGCGCCTCCTTACTATCCTTAGACAGGCGTAGCTTGTACACCGCATCGTTGAAGTCATACACAGAGCCAAGAGATTCGCCAGCTGCGTCCATCTTCCTACGGAACTGCTGAACAAACTCCTTGCTAAAGCCACGCCCGCTCTCGATAGCCGCACGCACTTGAGCGAACTGCTTGTCTCCGACTTCCGCCCCGTACGCTTTCTGGAGCTTAGCACGCACCTCCTTTAGGAGCTTCGCATCCTTTTCATAGGAGCTATCCCCGAGGTCTTTTATCGCCTGCTCTCTGTGGCGTGCCATAATGGACTTGCGCACCTCAGCAGTGAGTGCAGTGTACGCTCCGGCAAGGTCGTTCACCTCGAGACGCTCCTTCACAAGTGCGCTAACCGCTTGAGGGGCTTTGGCTATAAACTCCTGCTTCTTCTCGTTGTACTTAGATAGAGCTTCGTTGTGCTCCTTTTGGCTCTTAGTGCCATCCTCTGTAGCCGTCTTAGCCTCCTTGAGCGAGCGGTAGAGGTCATCGATCACCGCCTTTTCACCCTCATACTCTCTCACCGCCTCGGTGTGGCTCTCCTTAAGCTTGCGTGTTGCCTCCTCGGCTGCCGTCTCATAGGTCACCAGCTCATAGATACCATACGCCAGTGCAGCGACTGCGGCAGCGGCTAAGGCGTAAGGGTTCGCCATCAGCACCGCATTAAGTCGAGCGGTCACCCCTGTAAGCGTGGTCTTTGCTGCGGAGAGCACCCCCGTGGCGGTAGCCTCTGTCGTCTTGCTCGCCGTGGCAATTGCGTTGAGTTGCGCCTCGGTGACCGTAACACCTACGGCAGCTTGTTGCGTCACCAGCTGTTTACGCAGTGCAAGCGTGTAAGCCTCCGTGCCAATGGTAAGCCCCTGCTTCTGAACCATAGCAAGGCTCTCCGCGCTTAGCAGAGCTTCAAGGCTTCGGGCTTCTGCCACCCATGCAGAGGCGGAGCGCGCCTTGTCGAGGGCTGCGGTAGCCATAATTACAGCCTTGTAAGCACCAACAGCGGTGACTGCTGCAAAGATAGCCTTAGTAAGCACCTCCCAATTCTCTACGGCTGTGGTCGCAATTCCGATGCCCGCACCGATGATACCCTCGGTGCGCTCGCCCATCTGGTTAAGCATCTGCTCGTAGGCATCTGAGAGTGCGCCCAGCTGACCTCGCAGTGTCTTACTCTGCCCCTCGAGGTTGCCATAGAATAAGCCACCCGCACTCGTTGCGCTCTGCAGTGCGCCCTCGACCATCTCGATAGAGATAGCGCCCTCCTCCATAGCCTTCTTTAGCTCCGCCATAGACTGCCCAGTGGTGCGTGAGATTTCCGCAAGGGGATTGAACCCTGCGTTAATCATCTGGTTGAGGTCTTGACCCATTAGACGCCCAGTGCTACTCATCTGAGAGAATGCGAGGGAGAGGCTTTGCAGCTTATCGCCAGAGCTACCCGAGATGTCGCCTAATTGCTTGATGATAGGCACGACCTTACTCCCCTCAATCCCGAAGGATAGCATCGTCTGTGATGCACGGACAAGGTCGCTCAAGTCCATAGGGGTCTCCGCTCCGAAGCGGGTAAGCTCACTTAGCATCTCCTTTGCCTTTGGAGCAGAGCCGAGGAACGTAGTAAACGAAGCCTCGAATCCTTGGAACTCCGCACGTGTCTGAATGATGCTACGAGCAAAGCCCAGTAGTGCTGTCGTCCCGAAGGTCGCCGCTATCGTCTGCCCTACTCGAGAGAACGAACCCTCCATCTGCGACACAGACGCCTCGATAGGCTCGGTCTTTTCCACCACGCCATCGAGGGCGGTAGTGATCTCCTTGCCCATCTTGCCAATAGCAGGGGTGAGCATGGAGAGCTTCTTATCCATGCTTGCAAGGGCTGCGCCTATGTTGTTACCTGCAGTCGTGGCTGCCGTGGCGACCTCTCCGAAGCCCTGCGACATCTTGGCGGTGAGTGCGTCAATGTCCGTGCCCGCCTCGGTAGCCTTCTTGCCTATCCTACCGAACTCTTGCTGCAGCTCTTGGCTCTTTGCCTTTGCTTGACTATCGTCCAGTGTGACCTTGAAATCAAGCCCGCCATCTATTGGGGTATTGCTCATAAGTAGAAATCCTTTAAATCATCATTTGTCAATGTCGCTGCGTCCTTCACCTCCTCAGCTGGCTTGCCGCCCTCCTTGTAGCTTGGTGCGGTGGCGAGGTAGAGCACTAAGTTTTGGTAGCTCATCTTGTAGAGGAGATACTCGGGTGTCACCCCGAGGTACTTAGTCGCAGACGCTATTAATACCCACGGGCTGTCGTTTTCTGTTCCACCTTCGTCGGCTTCGCCACTCTTATTGCGCTGAGGAAAGTGGTAAGAGCGAAAAAATCACGCACCTCCAAACGCTCTGTAAGTCGCAGGAACGCGAGAGCGAGGTCGGATACCCCGTGCTTCGCCTCAATCTTTCGTGCGAGCTTCTCCACTGGGTCGCCCTTGAGCAGGCGAAGCACACGCTCCAGCATCGAGGGGAATGGAGCAGGCGCACCGAGGATGAGCAAAGAGATAGCTCGTGACAATCCGTGGGCGTGCCGTGCCGTACGTAGTGCGGTGATAGCTGCCGAACTATCCTCGCTCACTGGCTCGAGCATCTCATCGGGGAGCTTGCTCAACTCATCGCTTACACTTATAAGCGTGGCGAGCGTTGGCGGTGCAACCTTGTACACCTCTTCCCCGATAGTAATCTCTGTAACACGTTGGAGTATTGCGTCTGCTGTCTTTGTTTCAGTCGTTGCCATAGTTGGTTGGTTAGTATGCTAGTCTGTATATCTTTCCCTTGTCGAGCTTTGCCCGCTTCTTCTTGTCTAGTATCTCGGTGAGTACGACATAACGCACCGCGTCGAGAGCGTGGTTGAACGCATCTATGGGCTGGTCAAGCCATCTGCCGTCGTGTGACTGCCTCCACGTGTAGCTGCGTAGCTCCTTGCGGAGGTTGTTAGATCGCTTTGTAACGTAGATTTTCATTGAGCGCATCTTGTCGATACCAGCCTTAATCGAATCTGCGCCCTTTGTCGCCGGGTGAATGTCTATGCCCCTGCGTGCTATCTCTGCTATCGTTCGAGGCTCTGCGCTATCGGCTATCACCTTCACACCCTTTGCTCCAGCTCTTAGCAGGTCTGCAATGTCTGAGGCGAATAGCCCAGACTGGTAGACAAGCTCATCGAGGTAGAGCGCGTCATCAGTATAGCCTACAAGGATAGCAGCGGTAGGGTCGTTGGTGAAACCGAAGTCCATACCCACACGAATGTGGCGCAGTCCCTCGGGGAGCGCATCGATAACCTCGTGGGAGGGATACACCAGCCCCTCCACCTGCGCCTGCTGCCCCTCGCCATACACACGCCATAGACTGGGGTTCGTCTCCTTCAAGGATAGCAGGTTGTCGATGATAGTCTGCTCCAAGAAGGGGTTATCTCGAAAGGTGGTTATGAAGTGATACGTGCGCTCGTCTCTGTTGAGTGCGCAGAGCCAGTGGTCTTCGCTGAACGAGGGGTTGTAGTCGAGTACGCAGAAGCGGGTGGTGCGCATTCGCAGCTGTTGCCATTCTATCTCCAGTAGCTCGTTCGCCTCATTGACGAATAGCACGTCACGCTTGCGCCCTCTGAGCTTCTGTTCGCTGTCGGTGCTGATGAAGTCTACCACCGAGCCGTTGGGAAGCGTGTAGATAAGCTCGCTCTTGTTGAACGCCTTCTCGTTCCACAGCTCCATGCGTAGCAGTATCTCCTTGAAGTCGATAAGTACCGAGCCCTTGAGGGCTGGGAGCGTACCACGGACAACCGTTAGGCGCGTCTTAGGGTGCTGGGCTAGGTAGGTGATTAGATAGATGAGGATATTGTACGTCTTCCCAGAGCGTGACGACCCTTGGGCAGAGATAACTGTCTTCCCTGCCCGCAGAGCCCTGTCGAGGATGCGCACGATCTTATTCGCCCTTATCGTCATCTGCGTCTACAATCTCCACTCGGATAGATGGTATCAAATCCTTACCACCCGCACCAGTGACCTCTGTGCGTTCGCTGTAGCCTCTGGAGCGCCCTCTCGTCTTGAGGTAGAAGATGATGGAGGTCACATCGCCTTCGTCTATCTTGTTCATCAGTGCGCTCTCTACGTGGTCTACCTGTATCTCACGAAGTGCATCTACTGCGCTTGCGAACTCGGCGTCCTCATTCATCCAGCGGTGGAACGTGCATCGAGCAATACCTGCGACTTCGCAGGCTGGGTGGATAATCCCCCTGCTTGAAGCGAGGGCTTCCAGCATCTTCTGCTTTCGTGCGTCCTTGGCTCGCTTGGCTTCGCTCCCCTCTGGGCTTGGCCCTTTCTTCCGGCCTCGGGTGAGCTTAGCCTTTTCAGCTGCCGTCCCCTTTGACTTCTTTTCCGCCTTTTTATCCATAGTCTTGTTATTTGCTATCAGCTACTTACGTATAGATACGAAAAAAGGGACAGTGCGCCCCTTTTCCGTTAGATTAATCCCTGCTTTATTGCAGAGTGATACTTATCTGGCGTTGTTGTCTCGATGGTGATAGTCGAGTAGCCGCGCTTTAGGACTATTCGGTGCAGTCGTCCCTGCGCTTTCTTCTCTGTTATCATCCGAGCCTTTACGGCATCGAGGCACCGCTCCCGCTCTGTTTGCTCCTCGAGGTTGATGTACGACCTCTGCTGGTACAGACGCTTCTTAGCGGCGTAAGTAGTATCAGTCTTTCCCATAGGCTTAGTAAATTAGTTACTCCTTCGGTGTGCGTGTAGTGCATCGAGGAACGCCTCTGCTACCGCCTTGCCGTACTTATCGGAGAACACTCCGTGGAAGTCGATCGAGAGGCGTGTACCCTTCATCGAGAAGATAGCCCCCGTGGCTTCGTCTATGCCAATCTGCAAGCCCCTGGGGAGCGTCGTCCATTTGATGCGTGACTTTGCGTCCATACCCTTATCTGATTAGTCCGACTGCATCAATCAAGCGCACCGAGGTAGCCACGCTGTCCGTACCGCTCTCTGCGGTGTGGCAAGCCTCGACCACTCCCAGTTCCTTTACCAGCACCCTCTGTGATGTCGCCTTACCCCTGCCGTCCGTAAGCCCAACGATATAGTAGTGATAGCTCTCTCCGTCTACGTCAAGCCCGATAGCCTCGGACACCCCGAGTGGCTTGAGGCTCTTTATCTCTACTGCATCAGAGGAGAAGCTGGCGACGTGGTCTAACACCTTGGCTTCTGCTTCTGTGTAGGAGAGTGCGTCCACAAGGTGCGTCTCCGTGGTTTTCTTGTCGTCAATGTTGCTGTATGCAACTCGTGCGATGAATAGTTCCATCTGTTAAGTATTTGCGTTTTCGTTAACCTATTGGTGTGGATATGTTAAGCAAATGGGCTTTTCGTTAACCTATTCCGCCCCTTTACTCCTTGAATTTTACTCCTTTAGTTCGTGGTGCTGCTCATTGAGGTTAGTCGTTAATGCCGAGCGGTCGGCAGATGAGATCGAGGAGGTGGGCTTCGGCCGTAGCCTTTATCTCCTCCAATGTCGGGAAGTTGTTGACTTTGCGCAGAACGCACTCGCCACCCTCACAGCGGTCAGCCATCGCTATTAGGTATAGGCTTACTCGTATCAGTTTATCTCTTTCGTAGTCAAAGAATATGCGGTACTCGGCGCGCAGTTCGCCTCGCTTTACCACGGATTTGAGGTACTCATATCCGTAGCGTGGATGCGCCTCACGTGTCCACTCCAGCGGGTTCTCTTTTAGCTGTTGCCTTACTTCTTCTCGTGTCATAGTCGTTATCCTTTAATGCCGAGCAGTCGGCAGGCGAAGAGGAGGCGGTGGTCTTCGGCTATGGTTTTGAGCGCCTCTATTCCACCTTCCACACCGAGGAACTCGCCAACGAAGCGACCACAGTCATTAGCTGCTTTTATATACACGTCATCTTCGATTAAGCGGTAGGTTATACAGACATTTCTATCAAGAGCGCATACCTTAGCGGTAATTATTCCCTCAATATTCTCCTCCCACTCCAGCGGGCATTTAGCCAGCTGGGCTTTTACTTCTTCGCGTGTCATTGATCCTCGAGGTTAAAGTGTAATAGTATCTTGTTCTTTCGGTACTCCTCGGCAGCTTGCTTAGCCTCCGGCAAAGTGTTGTACTCCACGTTGTCGAACGTTGTAATCCACTTCGGGTACACCTCGCTGATGAGTACGTCCCCGTCTACGAATTGGTCGGCTTTGTAGATCGCTCTAAGGCTACCCGTCAGCTTTCGCCATTCGAGCGGGCGGAGGGATTTCAGTAGTTCTTCTCTCGTCATTGCTGTGCCTCTTTCTTCATCTCACGTACCGCCTTGGTGAACTCCTCCACCGCCTCGCTTAGATCGGTGAGCTTGTCGTCCAGCTCGTTATACTCCTCTTGTATTTTGTCTATAACCCTGCAGATATCCCTTACAGGCTCCTCGTCAAGGTCTTTGATGCGGTCATCTATGTCTTCGTATTTGTCCGTGACCTCTTCCAGTCTTGAGTTCAAGATGGCTGCGAAGCGCTCCATCGATTTCAGTTCGTCGCGTGTCATAGTTCGTTGTGTTGTTTAGCGTTATAGTACATGCTCCAGATCTGCCTCGGTGACGCCCCATATTTCGCTGTAACTGCCTCTGTGCTTTGATACCTCGAAATAGTTATTTAGATTTATGAACCTGTCGGTGTGGCTTTTGACGAAATAGCCCTTTCGGAGAAAAGGCTTCAGCAGCTCGTATAGCTCTCCATCGTTGAGTCTGAGACCCTCATATCCCTTGTCCGTTTTGCTGTCAAACCTGTACTTCCCCTTCTCTTTGAGTGCTTGGGTGATCTCGGCTCTGAGCTTCTTGAGGCGCTCCTCATTGATCTCCCACTTTCGGTCGTTTTTCTCTATGTCGGGGGCTTCGTCCGCTGGCTTCCTCTTCTTCTTGTTGCTTGTTGCTCCTATGGTATGGCCTATGAGGAAGGCTATCACGAGCATTGCTACTATTGCTATTGCGTCCATATCTCTTGCGTTTAGAGAGTGCGCCCTGCCGTCCCAGGCGCGGAAGGTCTCGCGTGCGGTTTCCCGCCAGCATGGCGCACTCGTGGTTAGTTATGCTTGCATTCGCTCCTCAGCTTGTCGATGGCTTCTTCCGCCTCCTTCCATTCGCCGCCGAAGACGTAGGTAATTACGCTCTGTGCGGTGTCGCTTAGAGGCACTTCCTTCGCTATCTCCCGTAGCTCTCTGAGTAGCTCGGTGTAGTCCTTCTGATCGGGCTCAAAGCCAAGGAATTTAGCTTCACGGCAAGCCCGCCATACCGCCCCAGCATTCCCCCGACTTCTATATTGTGCATATTCCACCATTCTCTGAATGGCATTGCCTCGGAAGAAGTCGATACGATAGGTGACAAGCAGGTTGTAACACCACGATCTCAGCCGTTCTTTTTGTTCTTGGGTCATAGCTATATGTGTTAGTTGTCTTGCTTCTGTTGCTCCTTCCTCAGTTGGTGGAGCTGGGTGCGGAGGACGTGTATCTCGGCCGTGAACTTCTTGCGTTGTTCGCGCTTCTCACGCTTTAGTCGCTCTATGCCTTTGCGCAGGTCTTCCTTGGACTTCTGCAGATCTACTATATCCTGCAGATCTACTATATCATTACGCAAGACCAGCAAGTAGAACAGCATGCAAAGAACTGCACCTGCGAGAAATACTGTAGTCGTCATAGCTATCTTAATTAGTCGTGCTTGAATAGTCGATACACAAGCTCCACCTGCCACGCTCTAAGCTCTTTCTTAGCTTCGTCAATGGTAGGCATAAGCCGTGCGATGTCGTTCTCGGGGAAGGATGTACGGCTACCGCTTGCGAGGTACTTACCCCCGTACTCTTGGATGTATGCATCGAGGGGTAGCCCAGTCTGCGCTCGCTTGTTTCCTTCCTCGAAGTCCACCCATACAAGGTCTCTCAGCTGTGCATCTATCTGCTCACGTGTGACCTCGTTGTGCTTTCTGTTGTCCCTGCGTTCGTACCACAGCGCGAGCGTCGCTGCGAGCGCCCACACAAATAGCCCACCGCAGACGATGATGAGCGGGTCGATGATGTTTGACTGTGTCATAGCTTATTTCTGTATTAGGTGTTATAATTGCTTGCTGTAAAGTCCACCGCCCAGATTGACGTAGCCCTTAAGCCCCATTACCTCACTATACACGCTGTCAAGGATTCGGTACACTCCCTTGCCACCTGGACTTAGATAAGCTTCAACAAGCTCATCCCATCGGTCAATGATTGGCTTGTAGTACGGGAATGCTTCAACGACCTTTTGAAGCTCCTCTTTCGTGACCTCTCCATACTGCACCAGGTCGTAGCGTCTTGAAAAATCGTCCCAGTCGTATGGAGCGTCAAATCCGGAATAAGTGGGCGTTTCGGAGTTTGCTACACCCATCAAGGCACACCACATCGTTCTTGACGATATGCCTACGTGGTGTGTTCCTATCCATTGAAGCATCTTAGTCTTGTTCATGCTTGTTTTATGTGCTTTGAGCTATATCTGCTTAGTATTTCTTGCCGTGCAGTGCAGGGCGGGTTTCGTTGTACTTGAGCTTCAGCTCTATGTGCGTCATAAGGTCGATGCCGAGGCGCTCACAGAGCAACTCGAGGGACTTGATGGTGTAGAGTATTGCGTATCGGTGAGCGTACTTGCCACAATGGCAGCACGCCTCCTGAAGGATAGGCCACAGCGCATCGGCAAGCGTCATTTCCCCTGCGATGTAGAATGCAGATACGCCTAAGTCTGTAGCTACCTCCGTCTCCGACAGCGCACGATCTTTGAGCATCCACCCCAGCAGGTCAAGAAGGCGTATCACTGCGTCGGCTATCTCGCATCCCACGGTGCCCTCAATAAGGCGGAGAAACTCTTGAACGTAGATAGCACCCTCTATACGATGAAGCGTGTCTATCGTGTCGGGGTCAAGCTTCGCCCACTTGCCTAAGCGGTCAGCTTCGATCGCCTCGTGAAGCTCCCCGTAAGCGAGCATCAGATAATGCCCGACGGAGTGTGGCACGCCCCAAAAGCCTTTAGCCACAGCACGTCGGTGGAAGTCCTGAGAGAAACGGGCAAGCATCTCTACGTTGTAAAGTCTGTATGTCATAGTCGTTGCTATTTTGTGATGTGTGATAAGATGTGTTTGATAACTTCCACCGTCCACCCGTTGCCGAGCATCTTGTAGATTTGGGTATCGGAGCATCCCCACTTATACCAGTCGGGGATAGTTTGAAGTCGGGCGCACTCGGTGGGAGTGAGTCTACGGAGCATACAGCCTATTTTAGCCACGGGCTGTCCGCTGCCGTCGTTCCTCGCTCTTGCGGGGATGCACGGGGCTTTGCCTCCAGCTGTCGGTCGGAAACCCTGCCCATCCTTGTGCGTACGCCATGTGCCAGGAGTAATTAGCAGATTGTCCTTCGTGACGCTCGTTAGGCTGTTGCTTTTGTTATCCTTCCGAAGTCCGATCTGTTGCTCGTTATTGTCACCTCGCCCACGAATGGCACATGCCATATTATTAAAGCTCCAACTATTGGAGGTCAATGTTGGCGATTTGTCGGGGATCACTCTCGACTTCAAATAGCCACGCCCTCGTTGAAAGATGACTATATACAAGATGTCCATATCGGAGTGGTTGCCTCCGCTATGCCCTCCAGCTGTTAGGCAAGAGGCCTTGTCTTGCTGAGCCTTTGGCTTTAGCTTCTTGTCGAGCTTGACTACGTCTGATGCCTTTCCTTCCTGCGTATGGGCTATGCTTTCAATAGCCTCCTCGTTGAGAGAGAGATTGCGCATATAGTATTTATCCTCCACTTCATCGTCGAGGATGTCTCCGATGTAGATGCCTCGGTCGGCAGGCTGGGGAATATCTGTGAGCAGCTCGCCCCATAGCCCCTCGCTCTTCGTCCGTATGTCGCTCCAATAGAGTCGTACTCTATTTTGCGCAGAAACCAGCGCTGAGTTAATCACAACGGGTCTAATTCCGAGGCTTTCGTTTATCCTCAGCTCGTCTGATGGACGCATCCGCACATTCTCAAGGAGGTACTTTACGTTGGGGTTGAGCTTTTGCACGTGGTGCAGGATGTCAAGGAACACCCAATACAGCCTGCTTCGTGGGTCATCGTGACCGAGCATTTTACCAGCGAGCGAGAAGCCCTGACAGGGCGAGCCAGCGAGAAGGAGGTCTATCTCCGACCACTCGATGTTCCACTCTCGCCACTTCTCTACGTCTCCGAGCTGGATAGTGCCGGGGAAGTTGAGCTTCGTCTGTGCGATAGCGTGCTTGTCTATCTCGCTGGCGTAGTATCGTTCGATAGGCACGCCCAGCTCACGTAGCGCTATCTGCCCGCAGCTCATTCCGTCAAAGAGTGATAGTACTTTCATTCCGTTTCATCGCTATTTATCTGTGGTTGGTTGTGGTTTCATCACTGGCTTCGTGCGCAGCAGTGGTCGTGGCACACGCTCCAGCGTGACAGGCTTTGCCGTGGGTGCTTGGTACTCGCCCTTGGTCAGCACCTTCTCTGCTAGCTTGAGGGTGAAGTCGTTGACCTTGCCCAGCATCTCAAGGAGCTTGTGTTGCTGTTCGCTGATGAACTAGAAGTAGTGTTCTACCTCGCCCTGCATCTTGTAGATGTCACGTGCGTCTCGCTTTCGGGTAGCGTCCATACGCTCAAGCAGTCGCAGGCGTGAGTGTAGCGTCCATAGTAGGTAGGCCATCACGAGCAGGCCTGCAGAGAGCAAGAGTAGTGTGATTGTCATTTGTCGAATAGTTTGGTAGGTGTTGCAAGGTGGTGGATAGCGAGGAGTAGTGCATCTCTCTCTTCTTGGTTGGTGCGAGCGAGCTTACTCTTCGGGAGCGTCAGATTGTGATGCCTGCATACTTCGAGTATTTCAGAGTGGGTGATCTTTCCGTCTTGTCCTCTCCAGTGCTTGAGCAGCGGCTTTTGGCAGATGATCGGGAACTCTTTTGCCTGTATCGCATCTCGGAGAAGCTCGCCAACCATAGCGCACCGCCCAAGGTGGTAGCCTTTCTTGGCTACAACTCTGTGGTTATCTTTTGGTGATGCGTGCCAGTTGTGGGAGGTACTCCAGATGTCCTCGAGGACAAAGCGGTAGGAGTATTCCGTGTCGAGATACCTCTCGTCCTCTTCGCACCGCCATTCGCTGAGCAGGTCAAGTACCCTAAGGAATGGTATCGTCTCAAGGTGTACGGAGCGGTCGTTGAGATTGACGACCGCCCACCCAGAAGCCTCTGTATCTGGGTCAATCCCGATGATAAGAGGCTTCTTCGTGGTAGTCGCAGCGCTCATTAGAACGGGAGTGCGTCAGATTGTACTGGGGCTTGTGGTGGTGTCTTCGCCTTTGCCGTGGCAGGAGCTTGTTCTTGCTGTGCCTGATGCTCTGGAAGAGTAACCCCGCTTTCAATCTTCCACGCTCTGACAGAGGTGTACCATCGCCCATTAAACTCCCTGCTCTCAATGTCGATGAAAGCAGTTACCTCCTGACCCACCTGCACGGGGTACTTGGCCACATTGTCGCCGAACACCTCAAAGCACACTTTCTTGGGGTACTCCCCCAGCGTCTCGAGGATGTACTCCTGCACCTGCCATTGGTTGCCAGCCTTGCTCGTCCCAGTGCGAAGAGGGAGGGCTTGTAAAATTCGTCCAGTAATTTTCGATTCGCTCATGTCTATGTGAATTAAATTGCGTCTATTCTGATGCCTTGATTAGCCCCCTGCGCTTCCACTCGTCAAGCGTCCAGAAGTTGGTAAAAGGGGTCTTGTCCCAGCCACCCTCATCGCCACTGCTCCTATTGTGAGTTGCGTTTTGTAAACTCACCAGCTTTATCTCGCTGTAGTTTGGGTGCCCTGTGAACCGAGAGTACACGATGGATGATGTCGCACCAATCTTTGATGCGTACTCCTCGCATGCCTTTGAGATTATCATCCCCTCCTCCATCACCATTCGCTCCAGTTCATCGAGGAGCTCTGGTGGCAGTTCTATCTTGTTGGGTGGTGTTATTGCCATGTGTCTTTTCGTTGCTTTCTGTGGTCGGGCACTCCGACAAGCTGTATCTCGATGCAGTCGCCACGAAGGCGGGAGACGGCTCTGTCGCCGTAGCGCTGTAGCTCTGACCACGGGAGGTTTGTGGTGGCAACAATCGGCGCATCTCGGTAGCCAAAGTCTGAGCGCTGGTTGATGAGGTCTGCGAGGCTCGCTTTGTTCCCGTACCGCTGGAAGGTGGCGGGCTCACTGCCGAGGTCGCCGATGTGAAGCACTCGGTAGCTTAGCGCTGTATACCTTCCATCTTCGCTGTCGATATAGTCCGACATATGCCAGAGTGCGTGAGTGTCTCCGTTCCAGAGGAAGGGCTTCATCACCCTACGACTACTACCGCCATCATAGAAGGGGCGGTGCAATCCCAGCATATCGCTAAGCTCTCGGAGGAGGGATACCAGCATCGTTTTTCCCGTACCAGTCTCGCCCATCACCAGTATCCCCTTCATCGGGTCGTCTATTTCTGGGTGAGGTAGAGCCAGTAGCCACGAAACGGCCTTGATGTAAGCTGCGGTGCTAATCTCGTCTAGCTCGAAGTTGGGGGTAGCCCGCTGACCGAGTGCCACGATGTAGCTAAAGGCGGTGCCTATGTCAATCTCTTTATACACGTCGTACACCTGCCTTGTCGGTAGCCCCTCGATGCGCTCCGCTTGTATCTTCTTCACGAAGTCTGAGGCGAGGGGGAGTGCACTTGTCTTCTGTGGTGGTTGCTCTGCGTTGTTCATTGTCTAACTTTCATTTCACTCATTACACGCCTTGCCATCTCGGCCGTCTTAGCCTTGTACGCCTTCACCTCATCGCTCTCCTCTCGGCTGGCCTGCTCCTCCTTCTCCTTCGCCCACATGTCGTTGGAGTAGCCGTGCGAAGCTGGAGGAGGTGAGGAGGGCTTAGAGGCGTGGTTGTCTCGATAGCACCCCTCTACGACCTTGGCAAAGTTGTCAGCTTTGACCAACCACGATAGGTTCGCCATAGCCTTGTTGCCTCGGAGGAAGGTGGACGCCTTAGCCTCCTCCAGCATCTTCTTGAAGAGTGCTATTGCATTTAGCGTGGTGGCTATCGTGGGGCGCTCCTTTGCATTGCCATCTGGGTGGTCGGGCATCAGCGCAAAGAAGAGTTCCTGCCCATCTCTGCATATCGCACGACTTAGCACCATAGGCTTAGCGAAGTCCTCCTCGCCTGCAGTAGCCTCCTCATAGAGCGCCTTCCACACCTTGCCATAATCTCGCATATCGGAGCTAGGGTACATTAGCGAGCTAACCATAGAGCGAAGCGAAGTATCCTCTATCGCCTCTAACTCGATGCGCTCGCTCTCAATCCCCCCCTCGG